ACCCTATCCTAAGAGCAGTAGACGTGCTTGGGCTGGCCGGTATCGGGCGGTTGTATACACCCCATATTTCGGCCCAAGCCGTTCATAAGTGGACTCGTAGCGGGGTAGTACCCGCAGAGCGTGTCCTTCCGTTGTCTCGGGCGACTGGCATCTCGCCTTCTGATTTCAGGCCGGATATTTATCCACCTGATGTCTGCAAGGTAAACCTTAACCCGTAGTCCATCTGTACGCGAGCGCACACAACATGAAAAAGATGGCGTGGGACCTGCAAGACGAACTCGAATTTATCGGTGGCATGGCTCAGATCAACATCTCTGGTTACCTGATCGGCCTGGAGAAGCGCCGGGTCTGGTGGGACGGCTGGATCAAGGAGGATTTGATGTACATGCGCCGCGCGGCTCTGTCGCGCCTCTGAGTACCACGCAGCGGCTAGGGGGCACCCGAAAACCAGTACCTGGCTGGTTGCCGCTGCACCTTATTTCAGGCTATGGCGGCGGAGCGCCGACAGGACATAGGAATGTCAAAACAGTTTATCCGCATCTGCAAGTGGCGCGAGTTCCAGCACTACAAGGACAGATCGCCACCCTGGATCAAGCTGCACAAGAGTTTGCTTGCTAGCGAAACTTGGGTGTCGCTAGACGATACCAGCAGAGTGCTAGCAGTTGCTTGCATGTTGCTAGCGGCTGATACAGACAACAAAACCGCGATGAATCCTACCTATATCAAGCGGGTGGCTTACCTCAACGATACCCCAAACTTTAAGCCGCTTTTGGACTGTGGGTTCATTGAAATCATTGAAGAATCTGGAGAATTACTAGCAGATGCTAGCACCGTGCTAGCAAACCGTACGGAATGCTCCCCAGAGGAGAGGAGAGCAGAGACAGAGGAGAAGCCGCTACGCAAGCGAGCGACACGCATCTCTGATGACTTTTCGCTTACGGAAGCCATGAGGAAGTACGCAACGGACAAGGGTATAGACCCTGACGTTGAGCTTGAGTCGTTCAAGAACAGACATACGGCTAAGGGCAGCACTTTTACGGATTGGTCTGCTGCATGGCGTACCTGGATTGGACACGCAGTCCAGTTCGGCAAAGCCAAGAACTCTCAGCCAGAACTTACGGGAATTGTCATATGACACCTGAACAAGTCGCATCCGCCTTTACGGCAAAGCGGGTAGCTCCGAACCGCTGGCAGGCTCGCTGCCCTGCTCACTCGGACAAGTCGCCATCGCTGTCTATTGGCGAGCGAGATGGAAAGACCCTGATCCACTGTTTCGGAGGTTGCGATGTTGCCGACGTACTCGGTGCGGTGGGGCTGTCTGTTGCTGATCTTTTCCCTGAACCCTTGGCGATGGACCGTGCGTTTCAGTACACGCCTGGCACGAGGTGGATCAGTCCGAAGGAAATCTTGACGGCCCTGCGGTTTGAAGCAGCTGTTCTGACTGTCATCAGCGCGGACATGGCTAACGGTAAGCCAGTTGATCGAGCGCGGCTCCTGAAGGCTCACGAGCGGGTGCAAAACGCGATGGAGGCTATGTGAGCGCACTTGATGATCGCGCGGCTCTGGTGGCCGCATCCAAGTCGCGTATGAACCTGTCCGACTTCGACTTCGCTGCTTACGAGAATCCGACGCCAGCCAGCCATAATCTGATTGACCCGATCGACTTGGTTGATGGCGAGATTGAGCGCCAAAAGTCGGGTGGCACGATGACAGGGGCGGGGCTTCCATGGGGAAAGACCCAGACGCAAGTACGGCTGCGACCGTCTGAGGTTTCGCTGTGGGCAGGGATCAACGGACACGGGAAGTCCCTACTGACAGGTCAAGTTGCCCTGTCCCTGGTGGAGCAGGGCGAGAAAGTCATGATCGCTTCGATGGAGATGGCACCGCGAGCGACGTTCAACCGGCAGGGTTATCAGGGAATCGGGAATTCCGACCCTACGGACTCAGCCTGGAGAGAGTTTGGCAAGTGGCTCTCTGGGAATCTTTGGTACTACACACCGCAGGGAATCGTTGACCCGCGCAAGCTGCTTGCCGCTGCCAGGTTCGCCGCAGTCGAGCTTGGGGTTAAGCACATTTTTATCGACTCGCTTCTGAAGGTAGTTCGACGGACCGACGACTACAACGGGCAGAAAGCCTTTGTCGAGGATTGCTGCGCATTTGGTCGGGAGACTGGATGCCATATGCACATCATCGCGCATATCCGAAAGGGCGATTCCGAGACATCAGGAGTTCCAGATAAATTCGATGTCGCTGGGCACGCAGACATTACAAATCAGGTTGACAATGTTTTCGTTGTGTACAAAGTCAAGCCAGACGTAAAGGCGAAAGCCGAAAAGGAAGGTAAATCAGATCACGATGCTTTATTGAAAGTCGCAAAGCAACGTCATCACCCGTGGGAAGGAACATTTCTGCTTTGGTTCCACGTTAACTCGATGCAGTTTGTCGAAGGCAACGGATTCCCTAAGCACGATTATCTTCCAAGTCAGAGGTCGCGTCATGTTTGATCCTGTAATCATCGGAAACGCCACGTTGTACTGTGCCGACTGCATGGACATATTGCCGACGTTGCCAAAGGTCGATGCGGTGATTACTGATCCGCCTTTTGGAGTTGGCAATTTTGTGCAGACAACCGGCCGTTTAATGGGTAAGGGCTCATCTAAAGGCGTTTCTGTGGATTGGAACGAAGCGCCGCCCGTTCCAGCGTTCTTTTTGCTGATTCAAGGAATGTCAAAACACCGGATCATTTGGGGCGCTAATTTCTTCAACTGTTTTGAAGATAGGGGCGGCGCGATTGTTTGGGATAAAGCGCAGTCTATGCCAAATTTTAGCAAGGCGGATATTGCGAGCTGCACACATTTTCAGAAAACTGAGATTGTGCGTATTCCGTGGACTAACTTCACTGTAACTCACATTGCCGAAACCGAGCATCCGTGCGAGCGCCCGGTAAGCCTGTATGCGTGGTGCATTAACTATCTTCCAAACCCGCAAACAATCCTTGATCCGTATATGGGTAGCGCAAGCTGTGGCGTTGCTGCCGTACAGATGGGCCGCAAGTTTATTGGCATTGAACGAGAGCCGAAATACTTTGATGTTGCCTGTAGGCGCATTGAAGACGCGCAGCGAAGCCATGATATGTTCGGACATGAACCGCAACGCAAGCCAGAACAAGGTGCATTGTTGTGAGAGAAAAATACCCACACCTAGCAGCCATCGCTGATGCCTGGCGTCCCTACGGAAAGATTGCGTGGATACAGGACGCAGAGACAGGGCGCGAATGGGGTTCTAAAACCGACGTAGAAGGCGTGCAGCCAATTTTCGATCCGCTGTCGTGGGATAGGGTTAAGGCCAACCCAAAACTCGGCAAGGGTGGGCTATGAGCGCGATGCAAAGAAACAAGGGCGCAAGCTTTGAGCGGGAAGTGTGTTTGCTACTCCGTGATTGGACAAACAAGAAATTTGAACGAAATCTAGAGCAGTCTCGATCTGGAGGTGGCGACATCATTGCAGGTCGTTATTTAATCGAATGCAAGCGCGCAGAGAAATTTTGTATCCCCGAATGGTGGCGACAGGCTAAATGTCAAGCAGAGAAATCAGGGAAAGTACCTGTCTTAATTACGAAACGTAACAGAGAAGAAATACTTGCAATTATTCCTTTTTCGGAGTTTGTGAGATTAGCTAGGGAGGAAATGTGAAACTACATTGGAAATACAAGCCTCATATATTTAAGACAAAAGCACAAATATGGCTATGTCGTTCCATGAGATACCCCAAAGGACAGAATTTGTTTTGTGGTGAATATTGGGGATGGGGATATACGCCGATTGAAGCATGGGAAAGATTTTCAGGTGAAAAAAAATGAAAAAAGATATATGGGATGCAATTCTATTTGGAGTAGCTGGAGTATTAGTTATGGCGATCTTCTACGTTGTAGGTACAGGAATGCTTCATTTTTCGGAGTGGATGAAATGAATGACTTTTGGCGTGGAATGATTACTGCATGGGAACGTCAGATCGACATTCTGTCGGCCCAGGTCGAAGATTTGGAAAGCAAGTACCATGATCCGCAACTGGCAAATGCGATGTCTAATCTCGAGAAAGCCAGGCAGGACTTGCACGCTATTAACGCGGGTCGCCATGACAACTGATGAGCGTCGAGAGGAAATCAGTGAATTGCTTGCAGCGTTTGGCATGGCTGGTATTGAGATGGACCTTGATTGCATCGCAGAAATGGATATTGCATATGCCATGCTGCGCTTCCTAGTTTGCATGGGCGTCAACCTGGATAAGCGTAAAGAGTGGGAGCAGTTCCTTGAGGAAGCGTTGCTTGAGACTTTCCATGGGTACGGCGTTGGTGCTAAAGACTACAGGGAGCGCATGAATTGACTGACGCTATAGCTCGGGCAGAGTACTACCTAGACCTATGGGCGAAGTGGCAGCACGCATCGTCCAACAGTCTAGGGTTCCCTAAGAAGGTCCCGATGCTTATGTGTTCAGGTTCTCATTGGGACTCGGAAGATCAGATGGACAGGCTAGATCATGCTGCCGCTGAAGCTGCTGAAGCGGTGATAGATGGATTGCCACACCTGTACCGTCTAGCGATACACAACGCCTACCATGTGTCTGTGATTCGCTTTAACAGGCGGGTGGAAGCCGATCTGCTACATCAGGGCAAAATAAGTTTTACAGCAGGCATGATGGTCAGAGGCTTTGTGTGAATCATTGCATTTCAGAAATTTGTTTGGTATAGTCTCATTCGGGGAGAAGTTCCGCCCACAGTTTTCGTAGTACCGATTATGCGCATGACTGGCCCCCCACTGGCCGTATAGCCTAGCCAGCCCTCTGCGCTCCCGAGCATCTCCTCCGTCCGTAGCAATACGGTTAAGCCAGGTTGAGCCGAAAGAAAGGCTCCCTGGCTCTTTTTTTGCCCAGAGGATACATGACGCTTAAGCACTATGAAGATGCCATGGAAGTCATCGCCAACGTTGAAGCAAATGAAGATGGCGAAATTGAGGTGCGAGATATCGTTGTCGCACTGGAAAATGCTGGCTTTATTTTGATCTATGTAGGGGATGAAGAATAATGTCTACAGTCTCTGAGGTGCTTACGAATAGCATCAATACGCTGAACGCTGAGATTCAATCCAAAGCGGCCAGCATCCAGCAATTCCAAGTTTTGATGCACCAACTTCCTCCGGCGATCCTTGACCTTGACCATGATGCATGGCAAGCCGTTAAGGTATTGGTAGGTGCTACTCAGTAACCTTTAACCGACTCCAGGCGTTTCCTGGTGACTGCGGCGCAAACCGCTCCATCTCGCCAGGGGCAATTATGGCAACTAGACTAAATCCACGGCACCAAGAAATGGTGCGAGATAAAATACAGGCAAGTCAGCTAATCAATGTGCTACAGAATCACGCACTTGATGCGAACTCTCCTGATATCTCTACTAGTAGGATGAAAGCAATAGAGATTTTGTTGCGCAAGAGCATTCCAGACTTGCAGGCAATCTCGATTGGCGGTGATCCAGAGAATCCACAGAAGGTGGAATTCAGTTGGAAGAAGTAGATTGCGTTGAGATTGACTACACTCCGCGAGACTGCTTTAAGCCATACCACGACACAGACAAGCGTTACTGTCTGACAGTTGCTCATCGCAGAGCAGGTAAGACGGTTGCTCGTATCAACAAGTTGATCAAGTCTGCTGCTACGTGTGAGTTACAGAATCCTCGGTTCGCGTACCTAGCACCGTATTTCGTACAGGCTAAGGACATCGCCTGGGGTTATCTCAAGCAGTATGCAAGACCAATCCTTGCGCTGGGTGGTAAGGTCAACGAGTCGGAACTGTCTGTGATGTTTGGACATAACGGTGCGCAAATCAGGCTTTACGGTGCTGAGAATGCGGACCGACTGCGCGGTTTGTACTTCGATGGCATCTGCGCTGACGAAGCACAGGATATCCCGCCGTTCGTACTTACGCAGATCATCATGCCTGCGCTGGCTGATAGGCATGGATGGCTTGACCTATCGGGCACTCCGAAAGGCTGGGGCAACCTGCTCGGGGAGACATACAAGCGCGCGCTGAGCGATGAAGAATGGTTTGTTCAGATTCTCAGGGCCAGCGACACAAACCTGATTGACAACGATGAGCTTGCCAGGCTTCGGCGTGGCATGCCTGAGAACGAGTATCAGCAGGAGTTTGAATGCTCGTTTGACGCTGCGATCACTGGTGCTTACTACGCTAATGCAATCCGCCAAGCTGAAAGTGAAGGACGTGTATCTGCCGTCCCTTACGATCCGAAATTGCGTGTACACACCGCGTGGGATCTGGGTATTTCGGATTCGACCTCGATCTGGTTCTGGCAGCAGGTTGGACGCGAAGTCCGTGTGATTGATTACCTGGAAGCAGCTGGCTTCGGGTTGGATCACTACGCACGAGAGCTAGACAGGAAAAACTACTTGTACGGCGAACATTGGGCACCGCACGACATCGCTGTGCGAGAGCTTGGCACGGGTAAGAGCCGCATCGAAGTCGCTAGAGAGCTTGGGATCAAGTTCAGGACCGTTCCCCAGGTTGGCGTTAAGGATGGGGTTGACGCAGTTCGCATGATGATCCCGCGCTGCTGGTTTGATAAGACTAAGACCGCAACTGGCCTTGACGCTCTTAGGCAGTACCGAGAAAAGGTGGACGAGAAGCGTGGGATCCAACTCGGCCCATTGCATGACTGGACATCGCATGCCGCAGACGCTTTCCGGTACTTCTCGGTGGCGATGAAAGAGATCCAGGCACCGAGAGAGAAGAAAGCCAAGAGCGGATTTAATGTTTCCTGGATGGGGTGACATGGAAGGAATACGAAACCACGGTGGCGCTACCTGCATGCTAAGGGTTGCGGCTGCGCTGCCTGAGTCTATGCGCGGTCGAGTGGTTGAAGTCACAAGCGTCTATGTTCCGTCTGAAGCAAGACGGTTTGGCTTGGCTACGAAACTGATGCTTGAAGTGATTGAGGAAGCCGACAAGGCCGGCAAGGTTCTTCTGGTACAGCCTAAAGCATTTGATCGCGGCGGGATGGATGGCGAGCGCCTGGCTGAGTGGTATTGGGACTTAGGGTTCATTGCCATTCAGACCAGCCCTTTGCTGATGGCACGCAAGCCTGAGCCATGGGAACCCGTTAAGACACCTATTGCAACCGCACTGGAGACACTGTGAAAGAACCCGACGCGCCTGCGAAGGCTACAGACCATGACGCGCTCCTGAAGGAGCTACGCGACCGTCTGGAGCTTTGCATTGGCGCTGAAGGTGATGGGCGAAAGCTTGCGCTAGACGACATGAAGTTTCTGGCGGGTGAACAGTGGGACGAGCGCGCAAAGCTTCTGAGAGAGTCTGAAGGCCGCCCGTGCCTCACGATCAACAAGCTTCCTGCTTTCGTTCATCAGGTGACCAACGACCAACGGCAGAACAGACCGGGTATTAAGGTTCACGCGGTTGGTGACGGTGCAGATGAGGAAACAGCGGAAGTCATCCAGGGCTTGATTCGCCACATCGAGTACGCAAGCAACGCGGATATCGCTTATGACACTGCGGTTCATTCTGCGGCGCATATGGGGTTTGGTTTCTTCCGCATGGTCACGGAGTACTGTAAGGACGATTCGTTTGACCAAGAGATTCGGGTTAAGCGAATCCGTAACGCATTCTCTGTCTACGTTGATCCTGCAAGCGTTGAGGTTGACGGCTCGGATATGCGGTTTGCCATCCTCTCCGTTGAGATGCCTAAAGATTCGTTCCGTGAGGAATACCCGGACGCTGACTTGGCTTCGCTAGAGCAGCATGGAACGGGAGATGCGTACCGCAACTGGATATCTCGGGATATGGTTCGCTTGGCCGAGTACTATCGCATCGAGAGTAAGCCTGCAACGCTGATCCAGCTTAGCAATGGCGAGTCTGGGTGGGAGTCAGACCTTATCGAACTTCCGCCTGGCGTTACTATCCTGAAGAAACGCGCATCACAGAAAAAGATTGTGCGCTGGTACAAGTGCACCGGGACTGAGGTTCTCGAGGATGCGGACATCCC